ATCTGGTAATCCTAGTTTGTTGGGTACTGTTATGGGTAGGCCAGCAGTCAGGGCGGGTATCACTAGCCCAATGTATCAACGTAATATGTTGCCTAGTTCACAGCCACAAATGCCAAATCTTGTGAATAGGATTACGTCTAATCCTATGACAAACTATGGATTAGGCCAGTTGCCTGAGTATGGTACTGAGCGTTTCTTGCTCCCAAGATAACATGAAAGATTGGCTGTTTGCAATCATTGCAGCAGTCAGTATTACTGTCTTTGTGGCCTTTTGTAGCTACATAATAGTTTGGGCGTATCCGTGAAATGGTTACTAATGTTATCAATGTTTGTTATATTGGTAGCATCTAGTGAAGATAAATACAGATGTGTCAGGTGGGCATGGACAGGTGATGTTTACAACCGAAAAGTAGTATGCCTTGAGTGGCAAAAAGTTGATAAGAAATGATTGATCCTCTAACAGCACTAGCTGGCATACAGTCAGCCATCAAGGTAGTCAAGCAAGCCGCACAGGTAGCTCAAGACTTAGGATCTCTTGCGCCTATGATTGGCAAACTTTTTGATGCCAAAAGTACCGCTACTAAGGCAATGGTTCATGCCAAGAAGTCTGGTGGTTCCAACATGGGAACTGCATTACAGATTGAGATGGCACTTGAGCAAGCCCGTGAGTTTGAGAAAGAGCTTCAGATGCTCTTTATGCAGTCTGGCAAAATTGATGTTTGGAACAAGATCAAAGAACGTGCTCAGTTGATGGACGTAGAAGATGCCCATGCTGCCAGACAAGCTAAAGAAGAATCTAAGAAAAAGAAGGAAGAGCAAGAAGAGCAGATGGCTATTGTTGCTGGTGCTTTTCTATTGATTTTGCTTGGGTTAGCTGTTGCATTTGGCATATCTGAGATACAAGATATGTGCGCCAAAGTAAAGTGTGGGCGATGAATGAGTATCAAAAAACATTTGATTTAGCTTTAAAGATATTTGTTTACGGATGTGTAGCTCAATATTTTTTAGGGTTTCTGAAGTTTCTCCCTAACAATTTGTCGGACAAGATTGTTAATCTCCTACTTGGAAAGATTGGACTGTAATGCTCTCACTATTCTCAACACTTGGCGGTTTGCTGCTTTCTGGCTTACCAAAACTCCTAGAATTCTTCCAAAATAAAGATGACCAAAAGCATGAACTTGCTTTGGCTAAAGTTCAAGTAGAGCTTCAACTACAGATGATGGCTCAAGGGTTTAAGGCTCAAGAGCATATGGAGGAGATTCGTACAGATCAGATTGCCATGCAGACAGATGCCCAGATGACAGAAGCGGCTCTCAAGCATGATGAAAAGATCATGGAAAGAGCAAGCACTTGGGTAGTTAACTTTGTAGGTACTGTCAGACCTATCGTTACTTACATCTTTATATTTGAGCTATGTGCAATCAACGCATGGATTGCCTACTATGTTTACTCAAGACCTAATTTGGTCAACAACATGGATGACTTAATCCGAGTAACTGACATTATTTTCTCTGCTGATGAGATGGCAATGCTTGGAGGAATCATTGGTTTCTGGTTTGGCTCACGCTCATGGTCTAAGAAATGAAAATCAGCAAGGCTGGTGAGGACTTGATGCACTTCTTTGAAGGCTACAGAAACAAGCCTTATCGGTGCTCTGCCTCTATTTGGACAGTAGGGTGGGGTCACGCTATGTATGCAGACCAATTAAACCTCCCAAACGTCCGTAAAGAGGGTTACACAGGACTTATCAGGTCTGACTATCCACTTAAAGGGGAAGACAATCGTGTTTGGTCTAAAGATGAACTGGTCGATTTGTTCAAGGTTGACATCAATAGTTTTGAACGTGGTGTTCTTCGACTTTCTCCTAATCTTGTTAACCATCAAAGCAAATTCGACTCTGTTGTATCTTTTGCGTACAACGCAGGGTTAGGCAATTACCAGAGGTCAACCATTCGTATTAAGGTCAATCGTGAGGATTGGAATGGGGCAGCAGAAGCCTTCATGTCGTGGACTAAAGCTGGTGGCAAAGAGGTAGCAGGGCTTGTCAAAAGACGCAAAGCTGAAGTGGCTTTGTTCTTATCTTAAATTAAAATGTCATAATAACGCTATAAGGTGTTGAAATGCCTAACATTCCTACGCCAGAACACGCTGAGTTGTTTGCACAAAGTGTCAGAAAGTGGCAACAAGTGCTTAGTCTTGGTGATTGGAGAATCGAGAAGGGAATTAAGGCGGCTAAATCAGCAATGGCTAGTGTGGAGTTCACTCCCGCTGCAAGACTTGCTGTTTATCGTTTAGGAGACTTTGGTGCTGAGAAGATCACCCAAGAATCTTTGGATCAGACTGCTTTGCATGAGTTACTTCATGTATTTCTGCATGACTTAATGACTGTGGCACAAGACCCTAAATCATCTCAAGATGAGATTGAAATGCAAGAACATAGGATTATTAATCTTCTAGAAAAGTTACTTTCAAGGGATTCCAATGGGAAGTGCTAACGAAACGTGTACAGATACTGAATTTATCCAACTATGGGGTCAACTTCAATCTGCTCAAAAAGTAGCCGATCATCTTGGCATTGCAAACAGAGCAGTTCATTTGCGTAGAAGATGGATTGAAAAAGAATATAACATGGCACTTCATGCAAGTGACCATCGTGGCGTTAAGTACGATAAAAACAAACCCAAATCTTTTTCTCCTTTAAAACAGATAAACCTTGGAATCCTAGATGGGACTGTCATTGTCTTCTCTGATGCTCACTTCATACCTGGTCAACGTACAACTGCCTTTAAAGGGCTTCTATGGGCTATACAGCAGTTTAAACCCAAGGCGATAATATGTAACGGGGATGCCTTTGATGGAGCGTCTATATCGCGCCATGATGTGACTGACCAACCACAGACTTCTGTTATCCAAGAGTTAAAAGCTACGCAAGGTGCGTTGGGTGAGATAGAGGAAGTAGCCAAAGCAGCAAGGCACAATGTAAAGCTATTGTTTACATGGGGAAATCACGATATTCGGTTTGGCAATAGACTTGCACAACAAGCCCCACAATTCAAAGAAGTACAGGGCTTTAAGCTGACAGACCATATCCCAGATTGGGACTTCTGTTGGGCAGTATGGCCTACCGAAGAAGTCATTATCAAGCACCGATACAAGGGTGGTATCCATGCAACCCACAACAATACAGTCAACGCTGGTGTGTCAGTAGTTACTGGACACCTTCACAGTCTAAAGGTCACTCCGTTTAGCGACTACAACGGGGTTCGATACGGGGTAGATACGGGTACTTTAGCTGAGACTGATGGCCCACAATTTACTTATGCTGAGATAAACCCAAATAATCACAGATCAGGCTTTGCAGTGTTAAACTTCTTCAATGGTCAGCTTTTATGGCCCGAACTCGTCCATAAATTTGATGAAGACCAGATCCAGTTTCGTGGTGAAGTAATTGATGTAGGTGCATTTTGAGTGCTTGGCTCATCATTTTGACGGGTGGTATTTACGCTTACATTGCTGGTGAGCAGCTATACAAAGAAAACCCGCATATGGCTATTGTCTATGCGGGTTATGCTTTTTCAAATGTAGGTCTTTACCTACTAGCAAAGTAGCTTATAGGCTACAAAGGCTCATGGGCATTTAGGGATAAAGTTGCTAGTTCCTCATCTTCAGTATCTTCTTCATCACAGTCAATAGCTTCATATTCAACTTCCCATCCGTTTTCCTCTTGGAACTGAATAAAGGCTTGAATGACTTGAATCTTCTCAAAGTCATACGTTTCAATTGTAATTTTCTCATTACCAATATAACCAAAGTCCATCTCAAATTTCATGATTTTCTCCTAGCGCAACCGATTGTTGCAATTAAATCGTAGAACAACTTTATGTCATAAACAAGACCAAGATTCTCATCTGACTCTTCTTAATTCCATAACCCTCTCTGGTGGTGGTGGCAGCATCTTCTCACTTGGTGGATACCATCCATGTTTTCTCCAGATTGCTTGAACATCTGATCCAGAAGACCACTTAAAGTCTTTCGTTGGTGTAGACGGGTAACTAATCTTTGAATGCGGTGGTTTTTCAAGCATTACTTGGCCTTCATAATTCGTTGATTTCTGCCAAACTTGCCACGTTTGACACCAGTAACTTCAATTAAATCCTTGTCCAACAAAGCACGATACCTTGCTGTTATTGAGGAATATGGGTACTGCGGATACATATCCAGTATCTGGTCTGAAATACAACCATCTGGGAAGCTCTTAATGGCCTCGTAAACCATTCTTTCTAGCTTTGTACTGTCTACCAACTGAGCAGCCTGATGGCTCGTTGCAGGATCTTGGTTCCTGACCAACTTAAATGGCTCAGTGCCAAAGAATCTTTCCATTGATTCTTTCATGTTGTTAAAAATATCTCTCATCATTGACTCCTATTGGGTGAGGGAAAAACTGCTCGTCCGCAAGCTAGGAAAATCCTTTGCACAGCTCTCCCCTCGGGTTTAATATTAACTTAAAACGGCATATCCATGTCATCAAAACTTGCCTTCTTAGGGGCTTGTTTTGGTTGACTATCTTCTTTAGGTGAGAGGGCTAGTCCCATGAACTTACCGCCCTTACCTTCTTTGATCCATGCAGATAGCCAGAAGTCCTGACCATTTACAGTAATGTTTCCTTTGTAATCAGGGTGTTTCTCTGATTCTTTCTTATCGTTCTTGAATAAAACACCTGAGTTATCACGCTTTTCCATATTAACCTTTCGCATTCTTTAATGCACTTCTTACTTTACTAGGAAGCAAAGTCCATAGAGCGACTTTTTGTTCGCTATCTAGGTTCTCTGCTTCCAACTTTACCCAAGCTGTCTTAGGTTCTTCATTCTCGCAGATAGCAATCAACTCCATTGCTAACTCTCTGAGATAAGTCTGTTCATCTTCTGGGATGCTATCCATTGCACCCTGTGTTGGCGTAATGACAGGGGCTTGCTTCTCTTCTTTTACTGGTGGAGAAGAATCTAGCGCATCATGCTCAACAATCTCCATTGCTGACACCCAGAGATAGCGCCTGGTGTATGTCTCTACCGCACCAAGGTTCTGGATAGGATGGCATCCCTTTAGATTGGCATCTGCCATAGGGCTTGTCAGAACGATCTGTGAGCCATCATCTGTATCAGTGATGCACAGAGTAGCCAGTTCTTTGTCAAATGACACTACACCGCACAAACCGATATTGTAAAAAATTTCGGTAATTGTGGGAATAAAGTCTCCAAGTTCAAAATAATTGTAGCCAGCAAACTTGTTGTGGCCTGACTTTTTGAGTGGCGCTTCTTGCAAACTCATTCTTGCCGCCATTAACTTTTTATGTACACCCATGATTTTTCCTTAAAAATTGTCGTCTAGTTCAGCATTAATGATTTCTTTTTGGTCCTCAATATCTAAATCTTTAAATTCGATAAAGTGGTTTTCTTGGCAGCAATGCCATTTGTCGCCTTGTGGCTCTAAGCAGTAACAGCAGTACGGGATGTCTGCAAACTGTTCTCTGTACTGTTCAAACAATGTCTTCATATTCACTCCTGTTAGTTTATTAAAATTGTCCGTTTTTGCAATTCGTCCCTGTTTTCGCAATCACGATGTTGAGCACAAGTTTCGGTGGCATTGCAACTGTGTTCCTTGATGGACTTCAAAGATTAAAGTTGCCCAACACCCATAATGTGCCACACCTTTTTATCTTTTTATACTAGGATAAACCCTAATAGACAAGCATAAAAACAACAGTAGTATTTGCGTATGAAAACTGAAATACTTGAAAAAAGATGCGCTGAAGCCTTGCTTGGGTACGCTCAAACAATGGCAGGTGCTTATACAACCGAACCAGAGGACTTTGATGCGGCTGTAACAGCTTTGCTTGCCAGAACGCTAGAATTACACCTCAACCGAACAATCAACCTGGAAAACCTTTACAAATGACCCAAGAAGCCATCATCAAATGTATGCAAAATGGGCCACTAACGTCCTACGAAATGGAGAACCTGACAGGCATTCCAAGGACATCAATTGTGGCTGCTTGCAAGAAGATGATCCGCAAGAAACAATTGACTGTTGAAAAGATAAAGATGGGTCGCTCTTGGATACAAAAGTACACCTTAGAAAACCACATGATTGAGTCCATGAAAGCCGCCAATGATGACCCTTATGACAAGTTCAATCCTTTCGACATTCGTAATGCTGTTGGCATCTTTACCAAAGCTGAGTATGCTGTGATGAACTCTCAAGCTAGAAGATTGCTTGGCAGACAACCCAGAAATGAAATAACCAACAATCAATTTATTTGATACAATGTTTTGAAACAACGGCTAGGTTGGGGGTAGCTACCCAACCGAAAAGTGAACCTCCCACCTGCCGACTGTTTCTTTTTGGAGGGTTTGCGAGGATGCTTTATGCACTACTATCAACATCATATTGGTGATTTCATCAAGGACACTTCATTTTTAACCAATGAAGAAATTGGGATTTATCTTAAGTTAATTTGGCTTTACTATGACTCTGAAAAGCCATTGCCAAACAGTTTATTTGAACTTGGAATGAAGACAGGAACTAGAGACAATCAAGAAGTTCTTGAAGGTTTGTTGGGAATGTTTTTTGTTCTTGATGAGCAAAATAAATGTTGGCATCACACTAGATGTGACAAAGAACTTGAACACTACAAACAGCAGTTAACTACTGCCTCTAAGGCTGGAAAAGCATCAGCACTCAAACGAGCGATGAACAAGAATCCAACGAGCGTTGAACAGACGTTAAACGAGCGTTCAACAGAGGTTCAACCAACCAATAACCAACAACCATTAACCAATAACCAAGAGAAGAAGACACTCGGCAAACGCCTCGCTTCTGATTTTAGTTTTCCATTGGAATGGGAACAGTTCTGCCAACAGACAAGACCAGAACTTAGCCCTGTTAAAACCTTTGACCAGTTCAAGGATTATTGGATAGCCCAAGCAGGTCAGAAAGGTGTGAAGCTAGATTGGTTTGCTACTTGGCGTAATTGGGTGAGAAGCACTAACGCACCTAAACAAAACCATGCCGACATAGTAAGGCTCACAGTTCCGAGTAAAAATGAGCCTGACCCTGCACTTGAGAAGATTAAGGCTGATGCTTTGAAGGCAGCACCTATGCCTGACAGTTTTAGACAGTTTGCCAAGCAAGTGAGAAAAGCATGAATTTTCAATGGCCTACAAATGACACCAGCAGAATTAGAACACTTCAAAAACTGCGAAGCCCAAGAGTGGTTGAGGCGCTACCAAAAGAAGAAGTTGACGATTGGCTCAAGCAAAGCGTTGCTCTGGTGGCAGGGAGTGTGCGTGGACTTGGAACGAATCAGAGGAAAGTCAGATACTTTGGATTTGAGAGACCGCATGAACAAACTAAGGGTTAACAAATGACATTCATGACAATGTTTACAGTCTATGGGGAGCCAGTAGGCAAAGGTAGGCCAAGGTTTTCCAAACGTGGAAACTTTGTATCTACATACACTCCTCAAAAGACAAAAACTTACGAAGATGAAATCAGGATGATGGCTAGAGCTGCAATGGGTAGTTCAGAGCCACTAGACACTCCTGTAACAGTAGCAATTTATATCAGAGTTGGAATACCAGCATCATTCTCAAAGCAGAAGCGTAAAGATGCCTTGGAAGGAATACTCAAGCCAACCAAGAAGCCTGACATTGACAACATAGCCAAGTGTTTCTTAGATGGCATGAACGATATTGTTTACCTTGATGACAAACAAGTTGTAAACCTACACATTACAAAAGTCTATGCAGAAACCCCCGCAGTAGAGGTAATGGTTAAAGAAGACTTAGGGTAAGTCCCTATATAAATCTTTAAAAAAATAGATAAAGTTAAGCTTTTAAACAGGAGTTAATTATGGAAAGAACTTGGGAATTTGATACCACTGTGGGAGCAGGAAGCGTGATTGTTACAGTAGTTTATGAGTATGAATCAGATGAAGACTCAACCTACAACGAGTTTATCAAAGAGGTTTGGTTTGAGGGACGTAACATCATTGGAGTTTTCTCTGATGAACAGTTTAAAGAGATGGAGATGGAAGCTGCCATGCGGTTCCAAAGCCACAAACTTAACTACAAAACAGAGGACGTATGAGCAAAGCTTGGCAAATGATTCTTGTTGGACTAGTAGCATTCTGGTCTGGAGTACTTGTTTTATTAAGGTTTTGGTATGACTAAATTGATTCTGTAGCATATAATTCAAGCCATGAAACAACGTGGCGGTGCAAGAAAAGGTGCTGGTAGGAAGAGAATCAGCGAAAATGGACGGATGATCCGAGCAAGGGTTGGTCCTGTCCATGAGCAAGCATTAATTTTGGCAGGGAATGGTTCTTTGTCCGAAGGCATAAGACGTTTAGCAGAGAAACATTGGAGATTAGTTCATGGAGAGCAGCCCAGACAAAGCAATTCAGTATTTGATCGACACCGCACCCTTGTACGCCCAAGCGAAGGCAGAGCGCCTGTACTTAGAGGAGTTCCGCAAGTCCAAGAAGGCTCGCCTGATGAGCCAGGCAGGGACGCAAGTTCTGGGTAAACAAGAAACCTTTGCTTATGCCCATGCTGAATACATTGACGTTCTTGAAGGTATAAGAGCTGCTGTAGAACAAGAAGAGAAGTACCGCTGGCTAATGACTGCTGCCCAAGCAAGGATCGAAGTCTGGAGAACTAACCAATACTCAGCCAGAATGGAAATCAGGGCAACCCAATGAACAACAAGCTGAACGCAAAGGAAAGACTACACCTAGCAAGGGTAAAGATGCTTCCATGTTCAGTATGTGATAAGTCAGGACCATCAGAAGCTCACCATTACAAACAAGGGCTTCAATATACCTGCATAGCATTATGTCAAGACTGCCATACTAATTCAGTATTAGGTTGGCATGGTCAAAAGAGAATGTGGCATATTAAAAAAATGGACGAGTTAGATGCCTTAAATAATACGATTAAAAGATTATTTGATACCCCGTCTGAAAATAATAATGATTTCTAATATCAAAAGTTTCAAAAACTTTGAACTTCTAAAAATTGGTTAAAACGGGTTTGTAAAAAGTAAATGCCACTTTTTTGTAAAATCACCCAAAATCAGGGTTTACCCGTAGTTTTTTGTTTGTGAGTACTCACTTCGCAAAATACTGTAAGTGAGCGCCCACTTCGCAAAATGAGAAAACAGCGCATGAGACACAGTTTAAATATACCCCTAGAATGCCACAAAACCCGTTCTAAGCGCTTTTTTTGGTAGGTGCATGGATACTATGCTTGAAACCATGAAAACCGATTCTAGGCGCTTTAAGCAAATCCGCATGATGTGAGCGCTCACTTCAAAAACACTGTCAAAAAAACCCGCATATTGCAGCGGGAATTTTGGAAAATGCTTTAAATGCTATCGATCAAAACCCAGAATTCCTCGATATAGCAGCATTTATGCATTTTGGGATTGTGCAGCGCATGACAAAAAATCATTCCAGCGACTATGCAATCGATTTCCATTAGGGTTTGATCCTCAGAGGTTATAACACCCACAGCGCCCGTTTTCATGCTGCTGGATCCTCGATTTCTAACCATTCCTCAATTTTTACTGTACCCTCGCACAATGTATTTCTAAGGCAATCGATTGCCAGCTCCGCATGATACTTATTAAATTCGGGGCTGTTTAAATAAGCTTTAAAGGCAATTATTGCCCCAAATACTGTATTTATTTCATTTATTCCCTCATAAACCATAAACTGATTTATGATTTTTAGGTGTCTTTTGTCTTTTGGTTTTCTAGTGATCATTTTTTGGCCTTTTAATGTAATTCGTAAGATATAACGCTATCGGACCAGCATTCCCGACAATCTAAGCAAGCCCCGTTTTGCTGTGGCGCTTTGCATGGTGAACCCATAGGGGTTTTTGTATGCACGTTAGATGCTGTGATGCCTGGCACGTTTTGCAAGCTTGCAGGGATTTGCACGGGCTTGTCGGGATACATAGCCGACAATCGAACAACAAGGTTTTTCGGAATGCTGTTTTTGCCATGCTTTGCAATAAAATCTTTTATGATGCTGTATTCCCTAGTTGGCAGCCAGTGCATGGTTAAAAGGGTTTCCATGCATACAGCAACAATTTTTTCAAAATGCTCTAGGTTTTGTAGGTCCCCGCTATCGTGCCAGCGGAAATATGGATCTTTTCCTATATGGGAAACCATACCCGACACCCAAAATTCACCCGTTATGCTATCTAGGCGGGAAAATTGAGCGGGTTTAATGTTGTTCTCATACATTCGATAGAACCCGTTATTTGCATAACATTTTGAGCATATAGAACCCTCAATTTTTGACATTTTGAAGCCCGTTATACAAGCTTCAGTAGGTAGGCTATAGCTGTTGCATGGCATTTTTGACGTTGACGTTAGAGAACCGCATACGGAACCCGCTTGCTTTTTTGTCATCGGGACAATGGGGATAATTTTCATATTGACACCTATTAAAAAGAGAAAAAAAGAGATTAAATTGTGCAACACCCACAGCATGGGGCATCGATACAGCGCCCGTTTTTGTTTCTATAGAACGTATTAGGGCCATGCTCACCAAAAAAGGTTATAGAGTCGGAATCGGGTTCCAATATGGCCTTTTTAGTAGCTGTATCGAATAGGATCCAATCCCCGACATTTATCACAGCCTGGGACTGTGAACACCTAGAACGGAATTTTGAGCGCATTTTTTTAAGCATTTTGATCCTCAAGTAATATTTTCTTAAGGAACGGAACCGCATAACCCGTAAAACGTGACAATTCCTTAAGGGTTAAATTAGGGTTTTGATCATAGATTCGCTTTATATCCTCATATGAGAACCCGTTTATTGAGCGCTTTAAAGTGTAGGCCATACTTATCCCCTTATTTAACTAGAACGTCAAAATATGCCAGCATCAATGCCAGCGCTGCACAAAATAGAACTATTGCAAAAATAGCTTCAAAAATTACTGTTTTCATAGTATTTGTTCCAGAGTGTTTTGTGAGTTAACAGCGACAATGTGAAACCCTAGGGCTTGAATGTCCTTAAGGGCTTGAGCGGGTAGCGTTTTTGTGCCTGATATGCGAGCGAATAACTTTGCAGCAGCGCAGATAGGATATGCAACAGTGTTGCCGTACTGTGAGCGGATATCTACTTGAATTCTCATGTTATCCCCTTAAACGATAAATTCTGGATTAGATGTAACACCATGTGCAACAGCTATTGCCAGGATCTCATTCTGGGATTTTGTAGTCCTAGCAGCACGGATAAGGCCCGATAAGGCTCGAGCGAGATAGTCCTTACCTAAGCCAGCTTCGCTGTATTGAACGGATCTAGCGACTTCTTTTGATTCAGATTTGGTCATTGTGAACACCTATTAAGTTGGATACATTCCGATTGAATGTGCATTTATGATAGCAAAAGAAAAGAGAAAAACACTAGGTACAAACCCTAAGTTATGGATCTATAAACCCTTAAGGGATAACCCTAATATGCTTTGATTTTGTAGCTACAATTGAGAAAAGAAAACAAGGGCCAACCCATAACAAGGGCTTCAAGTGTTCTAAGGTATAGGTAAGGGGATTAGATAGGATACATAAGGGGATAGGGTAAGGGCTGGGGCATGGATAGCCTAAGCATAGAGAACATTTAAGAACCCTACGAACACCGACACAATGCAATCTATTGCGCCCATGAGACAAACTATGCAAAAAGCGCATAACCTTTGGTTAGTGGGCACTCACTATCACTAGGGTTTACCCGTAGATCTAAGGGTATTCCCGTAGGGGTTTACCCGATGAGAACTGGGTTTCCATACAGTAGAACTAGGGTTTCCACCTAGGGGTTTACCCCCACCATGTGTAAAAGCGAGGGGGTGCTGTGGCAGGGGACATAAACACACATGGAAACACACATCAATCTCACACTTAAGCTATAGACCCCCTACCCCCACCCCCAACAATAAAAGGTACATCCATAAAAATTTTTTGTTATAGTTGAGTTTTGATTTTGTGGATACGAAATGAAGATTAAGATAGTTACCAATACCTCTGAGAAGATCAAAGAGTTGAGTGAAGTAACGTCAGAGAATCAGATTGGGTATGCTAAGAGGCATGGGTATGAGTGGGAGTGTGATTACTTTGATTATTCTAGGCTCAATGAGCTTATTGTGCCGAGCATGAGGGATATGAGAGAGAAGTTGTTGGGTGTGGATGTGTTGATGTGTATTGGTGCTGATGTGATGTTTACCAATTGGAATATCAAGATTGAGGATATTTTGGTTGATGGAGATAGTATTGTTGTTGCTAGGGAGAGGGGTGGATGGTGGCCTATTAACAACGATGTGATGATTTATGTAAATAATGAGAAGTCGATTGCTTATATAGACAGGATGATTGCTGACTTTGATATATGGAAGCAATATATCTGGAGAACTCAGCAACACCTGTGGAATTTGATTATTGAAGATGAGGCTATCAGGAATACTGTGAGACTTGTAGATTCAAAGGTAATGAATCAGAGTATGAAAGATTGGCAGATGGGTGAATATATTGTTCACTTTTATGGTCTTCCTATTAAAGAGAAGATTGAGAATGCTTACGCTGTGAGTGCTTTATTTCCTGATGGCATCCCTGTTTTTAAGCAGAATAATGTTGGAATGGTTCCGCATACTGCTGATTAAGGAGAAGATATGGCTGGTTTCCCTATGCGTAGAGCGTTGGAGAGGAAGATAGAAGAGCTTGGGGGGATAGAGTTCGTTACCGCACATATCTCTCAAGGAATGACCATTGGACGCTTGGCAGAGTTTATAGAGTGTTCTAGGCCAATGCTTTCTTTCTGGATAAACCATACGGATGAGAGAAGAGATGCGGTCCTTGCTGCACGTAAGCTAAAAGCTGAGAAACTGGCAGAAGAGGCTTTAGACATTGCTGACCAAGCAGATGAGACAAGTAACAGTGGAGTTAACAAAGCTAGACTCCAAGTAGATACAAGGAAGTGGATGGCCTCCAAGCTTGATCCTGAGAACTACGGAGACACTGCTAAAACCCAAGTAAACATCAGTCTGGGTGATCTACACCTCCAAGCTCTTAAGCACATGGGTAAGGTAGAAGAGGTTACTACCTTGGAAAACAATGGCTAATAACCCCTTTATCCAGTTCATTACCCTATATCGGAATGACCCTGTTTTGTTTGTTAAAGAAGTATTGGGAGTAGAGCCTGATGATTGGCAACAAGACTTCCTTACCGCTGTAGCTACTGGTGAGCGTAAGATATCCATTAGATCTGGCCACGGAGTCGGTAAGTCAACTACGGCTTCTTGGGCAATGCTATGGTTCTTGTTGACCAGGTATCCCGTAAAAGTCGTGGTTACTGCCCCTACTTCTGCTCAACTGTATGACGCTTTGTTTGCCGAGCTAAAGAGATGGGTCAAAGAACTCCCCAAACCCATCCAAGACCTACTTGATGTTAAACAAGAGAGGATAGAACTCAAAGCGAGTGCGACAGAGGCTTTTATCTCTGCTCGAACATCTCGTGCTGAACAACCCGAAGCCTTACAAGGTGTCCACTCTGAGAACGTCATGTTGGTAGCAGATGAGGCTTCTGGTGTCCCAGAGGCAGTATTTGAGGCTGCTGCTGGTTCTATGTCAGGCCACAACGCTTTAACCATACTGTTAGGCAATCCAGTACGTTCTTCTGGCTTCTTCTTTGACACACACAATCGTCTAAAAGATGAATGGTGGACTAGACGGGTATCCTGTATTGACTCTACCCGTGTCAGTAAAGAGTACGTAGAAGACATGAAATCCCGATATGGCGAGGAAAGTAATGCTTATCGGATCAGGGTTCTAGGTGAGTTTCCACGTAGTGATGATGACACCATTATCCCTATGGAACTGCTTGAGTCTGCCAAACATCGGGATACCAGAGCCTATGAAGACGCTCCAATTGTCTGGGGACTAGACGTTGCAAGGTTTGGATCGGACTCTTCTGTCCTCTGTAAACGCCAATCAAACGTAGTCCACACCCTAGAGCGTTGGAGAAACCTAGACCTTATGCAACTAACAGGTGCTGTGGTGGCTCAGTACGAAGCCTGTGACCACAAGAGTAGACCTACAGAGATTTTGGTTGACTCTATCGGACTCGGTGCAGGTGTTGTTGACCGATTAAGAGAACTAAAGTTGCCATGCAGAGGTATCAACGTGTCAGAGAGTCCTGCAATGGGCGGTACTTATCTTAACCTGAGAGCAGAACTATGGCACAAAACCAAGGCTTGGCTTGAGAAACGGGACTGCAAGATACCAAACAATGAGGATTTCATTGCTGAACTGGCGACTGTAAGGTATACCTTTACCTCCAACGGCAAGATTAAGATTGAGTCTAAGGATGATATTCGTAGACGTGGTTTGAAATCTCCTGACATGGCTGACGCTTTTGTGTTGACATTTGCTTCAGATGCCGCTACTGTGTCTTGGGGATCAAATATGTCTTGGGGTAAACCGATTAAAAGGTTGATCCGTGGCCTAGTCTGATTGCCGTTGCCATTTTAGAGCCACCTTAAACAAGTGGCTCTTTTTTTTATTACCACAGTATGGTAGTATTGACAAACCTATATTGGAGATTCCTATGAACATGGATGATGCTGCCAACAAGATTGGCAAAGTAATGGGTGAATACAAGCGTGGCAAGCTCAAATCTTCTTCTGGTCAAAAGGTTAAATCCCGTGACCAAGCCGTAGCTATCGCAATGAGCGAATCTCGTGCTATGCCAAAACGTGGTAGTCGCACTGCAACCAATCAAAGCAAAAAGTAACTTAAGGAAAAATCATGTCTTTTTTAACAAGAGATAACAATGGAAATACTATCGTTAATGTATTTAGGGCTGGCACTAGCCAAGTAATTGCCGCAGGAAATACAACTGCAGCAAGTACCGCCTTTGCCGCAAGTACAACTCATGTTCGAGTAGCTTGCTCTTTAGGCCATTGTTATGTTTCGTTTGGATCTGCTCCAACCGCAACTGTTACTACCAGTATGCTAATTCCTGCTAATACAAGTGAGATATTTGCTGTGGCATCTGGTGACAAGATTGCCCTTATTAAAGACGCAACAGTTACTGCCTCAACAATCAGCGTCACGGAGTTGTTATGAAGCCTGGACTCTATGCCAATATCGCTGCAAAAAAAGAGCGTATTAAAAACGGCTCTAAAGAAACGATGAGAAAGCCTGGTACTAAAGGCGCTCCTACTGCCAAAGACTTTAAGCAAGCAGCTAAGACTGCTAAAAAGAAATGATTAAGCGAGGATCAGAAGAATTCTCTGGTTACAACAAACCAAAGAGGACTCCTGGTCATCCAGAGAAAAGCCATGCAGTATTGGCTAAGTCTGGTGATGAAGTAAAGTTAATTCGTTTTGGTCAACAAGGTGTTTCTGGCAGTCCTGATGGATCTAAAAGAAACGAAGCATTTAAAGCCCGTCATGCTCAAAACATTGCCAAAGGCAAAATGAGTGCTGCATATTGGGCAAACAAAGTAAAATGGTAAACATATGAAATGCCCTATTGCCACTTATGACATTAAAGCCAATCTAAAAGCCCGTGATTGGGCATTTAAGAACGTAGGCTATGGTCCTGCTAATCCAGATGAAGACAATGTAGACTTCTGGATGAAGAGAGCAGATGAGTGGCAAACAGATGTTGAAGAAGCTCAGACCATGCGTTGTGGTAACTGCGCTGCCTTTATCCAAACTCCAGAGATGGAAGCCTGTATCTTAAAAGGTATTGATGAAGAGACTGATGGCTATGCCAAAGACGTACAGGGTGCGGCTAATCTAGGTTACTGCGAACTCTTTGACTTTAAGTGCGCTGGCGCACGTACCTGTTCAGCATGGCTATCTGGTGGACCCATCACTAAGAAGATGACTAAGAATCAATCCAATATGTTGATGATGGCTAAAACAGAATACAACATGGAAGATGAGGAAGATTAAATGGAAGCCTTATTAGCATCTTTTCTGGAGTCGCTAATGCCAGCGGCAGTTGGTGGCTCAGAAGCTGTGATCGGTGGCGGTGCAGCCCCAATGAGCTTTGGAGATACCCTTGGTGGCTTTGCACAAAACCAAGTTAGCCAACAAATGGCTCCTGCTATGGATGTATATAACACCATGAGCAACCCAAACTCTACAATGGGTGACATGGCTAACTCAGCATTTAAATATTCGTTTAATCCTAAAGAAGATGAAAAAGCTCTTATGGCTCCCCAAATGGGTAACACCTATGGTGGGATGGCTAACAATTATGTTGGTGGCATTCCTTCTCTATTACAGAATACTAATTCTGGAATCCTCCCTTATATCGGTTCTCGATAAGGAAATATATGAATAACGAAAACCCCATGTTGATGGCAGAAACCTTGCAGGGACAGATGCAAGAAGATGAGGTTATGTCAGAGGAGGAGCTTCAAGGCGTTATCTCTGCTGAGATTACCGATGCAATTTCATTTATTGATGACGACATTGGTGGTAATCGTGCGTTAGCTACTGAATACTATTATGGTCAAGCCTTTGGTGATGAAGAAGAAGGCCGTTCACAAGTAGTATCAATGGATGTCCGTGATACTGTTCAAGGTATTCTGCCAAGCCTGATGCGTATTTTCTTTGGTCCAGAGCGTGTGGTTGAGTTCACCCCACAAGGACCAGAGGATGTTAAGAATGCTGAACAAGCTACAGACTATGTAGACTT